CTAATGTATATGGTGGGTGGCGCTATACCTATCAATAAAAAACTCTACGAAAAAGTAAAAGCGGAGGTGTACCCTCGATACAAGAAACCGTCGGCATACCGATCAGGAGCAGTTGTGAAACGATACAAAGAACTTGGCGGAAAGTTCAAAGACAATAACGGTAGACCTCTTGCACGTTGGTTCAAAGAAGAGTGGAAAGATGTCGGCAACTGGGGTAAGGCAAACTGGGGTGCTTTGCCCCCGTATCCTGTGTATCGCCCAACCGAGCGTATCTCAAAGGAAACACCCTTGACCCCCGAAGAGATTGACCCAGAAAATCTCCAACTCCAAATCGCAGAGAAGCAGAAAATCAGGGGCGAAAAAAATCTAAAACCCTTTGAAGAAAAATCTGGAAAAGGACGGTGTTGTTTTAATTCGAAAACGTGCTGGGGAACGAAATCGTACCGCTTCAAAGAGGGCGAAAAGTCGGCAAATGCAGAGGGGCGGAGCGTGAAAGTGAGAGGCGGGAGATTAGCACAGACAGACACACAAGAAGAAGAGGAAGCAAAAAAGATTCTGAACAAGGTTGCAGGAGAAGGTAATCCTGTAATTAAAGATATTAGTGAAACGCCTATGGGTGATGATAATATTCGCCAGTATCTGCCGGGTGCAAAGGTATTGAAATATAGTGAACTTGCAGATATTGATAATATCGAGGAATTATTGCCTCGTCCAAAGACATATTTCTTTTTGCTTTATGAGTCATCATATAATAGGGGACACTTTGTCGTTGTGAATCGATATATCGACAACGGCAAAGATACAATTTGTTTCTTCTGCTCCTACGGAAGCAAGATCGACGCTCCGCTGTATTGGAACTCGCAAGGAAAAAATAAAGAATTGGGTCAAGACCAACCGTACCTGTCGCAACTTTTGCAAAAATCAGGCAAGAACATTCAATATAATAGAGTACAGTATCAATCGAAGAGGTCGCCGGTTGCAACGTGTGGTGCATTTGCGACGCTCTGGATAAAAGCAAACCTGCGAGACAATATGAATCTGCAAGATTTTCACGATTGGATTTCGGAGATTAAAGAAGAGACAGGATTATCTTATGATGCAATTGCCTCCAACGCCATTTCCGCCCGTTAACCTATGCCTGTAGGGAATGTAGGGTTGAGGGCGTTTTTTATCGTTTTTTGAAATCGTCATATCCAATCCATACTTTTTTGTCGGACTCAGAAAAGTATAGATTTGACCTCAAACCCTACATACCCTACATACCCTACATACTCTAAATCTCCTGTCTACGAATACCTCCTTGAAAAAGAGGATTACGCCAAGTATGTTCTGCTAATAAATCTTTACCCCATAAAACAGCAGGTATAGAAGCAAAAGGAGTTCTAACATCAATCCAAGAAGAAGATTGTCGCACTTCAGGTTTCTTCTTTGCCCTATAACCAAATAACTTATAGAGTGGGTCGCCCGAAGCATAAACACGATCATTTTCAATACTGGTGTTTGATAAATCCTGTAATTGTATTGCAGGATTGTATGTTCTTGCTTTCAAGATGAGACCTGCTTTCAACCACTCGTCGAGTATTGCTCCGGCGAGTGAATGCCCTGTTCCATAATAATAAAACTGAGAAGGAACATAATCTTTCTGAAAATGGAGAAGAACGTTGGTATCCAATTTATAACGGTCTGTATCTCGAATCGTGTTTAAAACAACGGGCAACCACGCCATAAAATCTTGAAAATCTGCAGTTCCCCGTACACCAAGAACAATAACTGGATAATCTATTTTCTTGAATATCTTGAGCGTGGGGGTTTGTTTTAGCAAAGTGAATCCGTCAACATTACCATCAAAGTTCTCAGCGTACGACGCTCCTGCAATTTGGTAAAGTATCGACTTATCCGGTAATTGCAAATTAGGGTCGGGAGTATTTACATCAACACTCATTTTCTTTTATATATAAAATAAGAAAATAAAAATCTTGTATTATCTATATATAAAAGAAAAATGTCTCTATCAAGTGCAATAGATGCAAATAATCCAGATGTGATTTATCGTGGAAAGTTCTACCCTGATCTAATCCCTTTCGAACACCCTCCCGCACAACAAGGACTGGGGAGCGTTCTTCAAGTCAATAGTTCAGCATTCATTCCAGGCACAACTACAAAACAAGATGCTACTGATTTTGACCTTCTTGGTTGTGTTAAGATTGAGACAGGTACAGTAGGAATGGGAAATCAACCTGCCCTCATAATAGGTGAACCGGGTGATATTCTTCAAATCAAAGGTGGAACTGCTCTTGGTTCTCTGCTTGTAGGTAATGGCGCTGATACAGAAGAACTTGTTGCAGGAGCAAACGGGTTGGTACTTACGACAAACTCCTCTGCACCTCTTGGATTAGAGTGGGCGATAGGTGGTGGTGGTGGTGGTGTCGCCTCTGTATCTGCTGGTAATAATATCACAGTATCAGGCACAGCAACCAACCCGATCGTTGCAGTCGCAAACCCGCTCAACGCAACTCTTAATCTTGGAACACAAAATACAACAGGAACGACTGGGGCATTAACATACGACGACGCAGTTTCAAATAATAAAGGTGTTCTCGGTGCTATTAGTTTAATATTGAGCGACAGCACTTTTGCTACTGGCGACCAAACACAAACAAATAAAAGTGGATATTCAGCAATAGGTTCAACTGATACAACAATTCTATCAAAAACAGGATTATCAAAAACACTTGGAGCAACAGCACTCACGCTTTCAAGTTCGACTGCCCCTATTCAAATCACCCCTAATGCTGGAACGAGTTGTAATGTAAGTATTAGTGGAGCAGGAAACTTTCAAGTCAATCAAACCAGCACAGGCGGTGCAAACCAACCCGCAACCAGCGTCATTAATACCAACGGCGGAGCAAATCCGGTTCATCTTGACTTGTATAAAAACTCGCCCAGTCCAGCAAATAACGACGGTATTGCTGGTGTCTCCTATCACGCTAATAACGCAAGTGGTACGAAAATCGAATATGCTCGTATACAAGCAGATCAGCGAGATATTACCGCAGGAAGCGAAAATGGAAGTGTGAGCGTTTACGTTGCAACCAACTCGGCAACACCCGCAGAATATATGCGTTTTAATGGAACTACAAACACAACAGAAATGTATAAATCGGTAGAAACGAGGGGCAACTTCTTACAGAATACAACCGCAGGGAGCGGACTTACTCTATATCAGTCGGCAAACTCGCAGAATATCACGCTGAATAATGTAGGCACAAGCGGAGCAATCAATCTTCAAACTACAAGCGGAGGAATTAACCTTACAGCAAATCAATCTGTAAGTATTGTCGCTTCTGTTGGAACAATAGGTTTAACTGCTTCTTCTACTGACGGCGTAAAAGTCGCACAATCCGTAGGAGCAAGGACACAACTCCGCACCACAATTACCCCTCCTTATCCTTCACAACCAGTAGAGTTCTTCCCAGCAGTTCATATTGATAATGGTAATTCTTCAAGTATCGCTATAGACACCCCGAAAGTTCAATACCAAAATCTCGTTCTAATGAATATGGGTATTTCACCTGCTTCTTTATGGAGTGATATTGGAAGTGCAAACGGAAGTGTGGATAGTATGTTTGTAGCGGGTGGTGGGTATGTTTGGTTAGGTGTAGGTGGTAATGTGTATATCACCGATACAGGATTTTCAATTATTTATCAAACTATCACATTAGCAGGTTCAAGTAGCGGTGCTGGTTCTCCAAGAGCATTAGCATTTTGGGAAGATGGTATATATGTATATATTGGAGGTGATTTTCAAAGCGTAAACGGAAACGCTCAACCACAATATGGACTTACTCGAATCTATCTCGGCGGTGGTGCTGGGTTTTATGTAGAAGACCCTATATATGATGGTTCTTCGGGTGCTTATGGTGTGAATGGAACTATTGAAGCGTTGGCGATATTTTCGGGTATTCTTTATGCTGGTGGGTCATTTAATTCTTTTGCTGGTGGTGGTGGAACAGCAGATTATATCTTTCAAGTTCAAAATCAAACAGGAACAGGTGGATCGCAGACATATACTATCAATTTAAATCTCTCAACAAACTCATCTGTATATGCTCTAACGCCTTATGGTTCATACTTGTTTGTGGGTGGTAGTTTCAATTCCCCGTACAACTATCTCGCAACATACGACGGGTCAAACTGGAATAATGTAGATGGAAACTCTTTTAATGGAGCAGTATATTCAACTTGTAATTCATCATTAGGGTCATACCTATTGGTTGGTGGTAGTTTTTCTCATTCAGGTCATTCTAACCTGTGTTATGTAGATGCGAACACTCCAACAAATCCTTCTATCTCTGCTGGTATATCACCTTCTTCTTTGTATAAGAATAGTGTATATGCGAGTGGTTATGATATGATACAAACACAAACCACAGATGTATATAAATCAACTTCATTCCAAACTTGGACTACATTTGGGCAATCAAACGGAGGGTATACTCCAAGCACGATTTTTGTTTATAATGGAAATCCCTTTGCTTCATATAGCAATTATTCTTTTGTAAGAACAAATGTAGTAAATCCTCAATCAGCAACCTTCTCGTTGCCTGGCGCACTTTTCTTATATGGAGGAGTAATGTATCAAAATGCAACCTTCGCAACAAAATATTCAGCACAGGCATTCGTCGCTGACTCTACGGCAAACTATTATATTCCAGTTGGAAATCCTATATGTAGTTTCAGTTAATCAAATATTCATTAAAATATAACAAATTATAATCTTGCTATACTTTAAATAAGAGATTTAGAAGATGTCTATATCGAACATAATAAATAAAGCGACTGGTAAGATATACGACGATTTAATCCCGCAAGGTGGCGGTATTAACCTTGATAAAGGTCAAATCATCACAGCAACCACTCAAAATGAAGTTGCTTTCCCTGATGTTCCACCAGCAAACGGAACTGTTCTCTCTTACGACTCAACAACTGATACAGGATTAAGATATATTGCGAACAACCCTACCGCATTAGCACTTAATTACCAGGAACTATTTTCGGCAACAGCAGGAAACAATATCACACCAGTTCCTGCCCCCGCTCAAAACAATTATGTCCTGACGAGTGATAATGATGTAGCAAACCCAACTGGAATGGTTTGGAAACCTGCGACAGGTGGTGGTGGTATTCTTCAAACAAAAGCACCCCTTTTTGAGGACAACACTACAAATCCGCACACAATCGGTATTAATTTTACTGCGAGTGTTGGAGAAATACCTTATGGAAACGGGACAGCACAAGAGGGGGCATTAACAGTTGCCCCTAACCCTGCTTCTTCTAATCAGTTTTTAGGTACTGTAGCCGGTGTTCCTACTTGGAAAGATATAGGTGCAAGTGGTTCGATAGTAGGTGTTGCTCCAATCACAGAGTTCGCTGGTGCGGGAAATGAAAGTAAAATTGCTATTAATTTCTCGGCAGTCAAGGGTGAGATTCCTGCTGGAAATGGTACAGCGACACAAGGAGCATTAGTTCCGCCACCAGCGCACGACGGGTATGTTCTTAAAGCAGACGCAGGTGAACCAACAGGACTTATTTGGTCTGCTGTGAGCGAGACAATTACAGCACAAACACCCCTATTGGTAGAAGAACCACAAGCAGGAGACCCTACAATTTCAATCGCATTTACAGCAGTCAAGGGTGAGATTCCAGCAGGGACAGGAGCATCATCAATAGGAGCATTAGTCCCTGCACCTCCTACGGACGGATATGTTCTTACAGCAACTTCAGCAGAACCAACAGGATTGAAGTGGTTGCCGGGTGGATCGCCTTCAGCACAAACCAATTTCTTTCCGCTTACATATCCTCCAGCGCCCGGTACGCCGTTTGTTGCTTCTGGTTTTGATGTTATTCTCCCGCCACCAAACACAATAGGCACATTCACACAGAACGAGCAGATTACAATTATGAATTATGAACCTACATCAAATCCATCAGGCAATAGTTTCGCAATCGCTCAATCCAACTTCGAGGATATGACTGCTTTTTGGACTGGAAAAAATACTGGTGGTTTTGAGAACTTTGCATATTTTACCACAGGGACGAATGGTGCGCCAGTTGAAGATGTTATTGATTTGTATACCTGCCCTCTACCTTTAAGCGGTCAATCAGTCGCAACCCCTATTGCGTCTTTACAAGTAGCACCAAATCAACTTTGTCGCTGTAATGGTATAATTAGAACAACACAATATCTCTATATTTATGGTAATTTTACAACTGTAGTTGTTCTACCCTCCACAACTATCACAGATGTAGGAGGCATTATTAGGTATAATATGACGACAGGTGTGTTTTCGAAGTGCGGAGGTGCAGTTGGTGGTATATCTACTACTATTGCTGGTGTTAATCCTCCCGATATTTTTTGTGCTACACTTTGCCCTACTGTTGATGGACTTTTCGGCAACTACGCCTCGCACCCAAGAACTATGGTTCTCGGTGGAACATTCAATATTGTCGCCAGTAATTCTTTATCAATCCCTTATATCTGCTTCTATGATGAACCCAGCGATACATTTTCGATCTTGGGTGATGGTGTAGGTGATGGTATAACCGCACCAGCACAAACAACAGTCCAAACAATTCAACTGAAATATGGTATTACCTCTTTGCTATATAATCCAGCGAACAACGCATTATGGGTTGCTTTCAATAATCAAACTTTCACTTGGACGACAGACGGAGGCAGTCAAACCTTCGCACAAGATAATTGTGTAGGTGGGTTTATTTGGAAAGGTGGTGGTGGATATTCACTCGGTATAGATATTGGAACAGCAGGACAAATTACTAATCCACAGAATCTTTATTTTGCGAATGGTATAGTTAGGTCGGTTGCAACTGGAGCATACTGGTTGTGTATTGGTTTTACTGATACTGTGGGTCAACCAGGCGGATTTAATTGCTGGTGGAAAGATTTGGGAACACCTAATACTAACCCGCTTATTGCCCCGAATGATACTACAACACCTCCACCACTTCAAGTAGGGTCAGGTGGAGCAGATATACCAAACTCACTTCAGTATACTTATGGAGGGCGAACAGACGGGTCTTCTTATGTAGCATTTATGAACTTTCAAATCGACCCGCAACCAAACGGTACAAGCACTTTAATATGGGACGATTTTGCAGGTGTGGGACAGGATACAGTAGCGCAGGTTAAGGGAACACCTGAAACTGCGAGTTTTGGTGGTTGCTTTGCCTTTCAATATCTACGCCCTGTAGGACAAACTGGTAGTTGGACTTTCACAGCAACCAGCGAGAACTTTTGTGGTCTCAACACCTCACTTTTACCTGCTTATTGTTTAGTGTTTAATGTTGAAAGTCCTACTTTTTTTATTCAAAAAGATTTAGAAGACCAAAATGTAGGTGTCTTACTTTTTGCCGGAAATGGCGTTCAATATATAATACCAGGTCAACCTACAGGAATAGCATTTTCGGTCAACTTCAAACAACAATATACATCTCTTCAATTGGTGGTGGATAAAGTGGCGGATATTTATAGGGTTATTAATCTATATGGAGATTTAGAGTTCTCAAAACAATAAGCGACAATTTAGCAAAAATATTATCTGTGCATTAATTATAAACGAAAATAAAATGTCGATTTCTTCTCTTGCTTCTTACAACGACGGCGCAGGTTCATATCCTATCGTTATTCAGCAGGGCGTGATCACTAAGGTCGCCAATACTCCCCTCGTTGTACCGTGCACCGGTATTCTTGCAACTGATGATGTTCTTCTCACTTGTCTAACCAGAACCGCTTCTACCGCCAACGTTGGTGGTGTTGAAATCATCACTATTCAGGCAGGAGTATCTTTTACTGCGACCTCTGCTGATGCTGTGTTTGCGGGTTCTTATGCATACCAAGTCCAGCGTTCCTCTGCTCGAACAGTTAACGCTCCTTAAACCTTTAGCAGTCCTGTAGGGAATGTAGGGTTGAGGGTGTTTTTTATCGAATATTTCAATCGTCGTTTTCAATCCATACTTTTTTAGAGAGTCCAGAAAAGTATAGATTTGACCCCAAACCCTACATACCCTACATACCCTACATTCCCATACAGTCCATTAGATTATTACCATCATAAAATGGATTATTACACGAATAATATAGAAATACGGTAAAAATCTAACCATTTTACATTATAATATGTAAAAATAATATTATTTTTACTGTAATAACCTATTTTGAGTAGATTTTTACGACCTTTTTTAGATTATTACACGAAATCGAGCGAAAAAGGATTATTACAAGGATTATTTAGGCAAATATGCAACTTTTTTATATAAACATATGGTATAGGCAATATGACTCAACCAACGCAGATATATTACGATCTCAGCGTCGTTAACAACGTACAAACATCACAGACACAATCTCAAACATCACAGCAAAACCGTCTGACGTTTACTGAGGTTAGGAGCAGTCCGATCCTTGATAATCCCTCGGACTACTTTCTCTCGATTGTTCGATTTAGTTTAGACACACAGGGTGGTATGCCCCTCTTCATTCCACAGATAGATTTAGTGCAACCTATACCTCAACCAAACGAAACTGTGTACTTTGTGAGTATTGAGTATAATAATGCATCACTACCAGCAGAACGGTTGATTTCAAAGAAAAGAGTCCTTTATGTACCACAGTCAAATATTTATTCCGCTCCCAATACTCTTAACCTTGAAAGTATAACATCACCGTACTATTGGTTGAACACTTTTCAGGCGTTTATCTGTATGGTAAATGAGGCATTAGAAGATGCATATAATGATGTTCTTGCTCAGGCAACATTAGCAGGTATTACTCTTCCTGCTAATTGGACAACCGCTCCTCTTCCTATCCCATATCTTTTGTGGGACAATCAGCGCTCTATTGCTACTTTAGTTGCACAAACGCCAATATTCGAAGGAGATTGTTTAGGAGGAAATACTCCGGTTGTTGGAGGTGCTACCGGATTCATATACTTTAACTCCCCTCTCTATCAACTCTTTAGTTCATTTCAGGCGTTTCATAATTATACCTATTTGCCCAATCCTCCAACGAATAATGACGGAGAGGCGAATTATATGATTAACGTGTACAACAAAAAAGGAGGAGCAAGAAACAATTTTTACGCCGTCGACGCAAGTGGTGGTATATTATACCCTTCCTTGTTTATGGAACAAACATACTCGACCGGTGCAACCCTTTCCCCGATTCAATCCCTCATCTTTACGAGTTCACTTGTACCTATTCTACCACAATTAACGGGTGTTCCAAGAGTATTGACCAACGTGAATGGCGATTCTGGACAGAATGATAACTTGACCAACGAAATTACAGATTTAGTAGTTAATTTAGAGACAGGAACGGAATATTTTCCCTCAGTCCTATATTTACCGACGGCGGAGTATAGATTGATTGATTTGCAAAGCAATTCCCCGCTTTACGGTATTCAAATTAGCGTGGCGTGGAAAGATGTTTACGGAATTACCCACGATTTCTATTTACAGAACGGGGCAAACTGTTCTCTGAAGATATTATTTAGAAAAAAAGATCAAGGAGTTTATTAAAACACTTTTAGGAAATAAAGCGATAAATACATTTTTTTTTATCTTTGCTATAATTATAAACGAAGATAAAATGGCGAGTGCTGATTTTGAGAAGATTTGCGTCCAAGACGACTTACTGTTGACCACGGACAAAGTTCGATATGCGGTATTTAAGGGAGCACAAAACATTACCCCCTCCCAATACAACGCTATTTCTACAAGTACTTCAAGTATTACCTATAATATTCAGTTGCCTTCGGAGAGCACGGTTTTTAGCAGACGCATTATGGTCGAGACGGATATGACTATTTCTTTTTCTGCGACACCTCTTGCTACTATGCCTGTCGGTCAGACCGTGGTTAATTTAGGATATGCCTCTTCAATTGGTGCTTTCCCTTTCCACTCGTGTTGCAACACGATTCAGGCAACTATCAACAACAACACCGTTTCTCAGAACCAGCGTGATATTCAGTTTCAGTTGCTTCGTTTTGGCGACCGCC